AATCCGAAACCTCTGAGCGTTCTTTTGAAGAAGAGACAAAACTGTCAGGCTTTGCCGCTGCACCAGTCAAAAACGAGGGCTCAGCCATCGCTTATGACAATGCACAAGAAGCATGGACTGCACGTTATACACACGAAACAATCGCGATGGGTTTCTCCATCACTGAAGAAGCCGTGGAAGATAACTTGTATGACAGCTTGTCTTCACGCTACACCAAGGCTTTGGCCCGTGGTATGGCTTACACCAAGCAAGTTAAAGCTGCTGCAATCTTGAACAACGCCTTTGCAGGCGGCCCCACCTATGGTGACGGTGTTGTTCTTTGCTCTACAGCCCACCCCTTGGTTTCTGGTGGTACTAACAGTAACACTCCATCTACCGCTGCCGACTTGAATGAAACATCGTTGGAAAACGCTGTTATTCAGATCGCTGCTTGGACAGATGAGCGTAGCTTGCTGATCGCCGCTAAGCCTAGGAAGTTGATTGTTCCTCCTTCTTTGATGTTCGTTGCTACACGTTTGCTCGAAACCGAACTCCGTGTTTCTACAGCTGACAATGACATCAACGCATTGAAGAACAATGGTTCGATTCCTGAAGGCTACACCGTTAACCACTATCTGACCGACACAAACGCTTGGTTCTTGTGTACAGATGTGCCAAACGGTTTGAAGCACTTTGTTCGTACCCCCTTGTCTACCGGAATGGATGGAGATTTCGACACTGGAAACGTTCGTTATAAGTCCCGCGAGCGTTATTCTTTCGGTGTGTCCGATCCCCTCGGCATCTTCGGAAGCCCCGGCGCATAAGGCTTACGCCTTATCGAGAAAGGCCCTTCGGGGCCTTTTTTGTTTTTTAAATATCTGTGGTATATTACCTGTAACTAAACGACTAAGAATCTGCGCGTAATCACCCAAGAAAAAAATTTAAAAAAGTCAAACAAACTTGTTGCACCTGAGTAAACACAGTGGTATAAACATGTTAACCCGGGCTTATCCGGTGTTCTGACAGTCCCGGCTGACGACATGCAGACAGAACACCCCAACTTGCATGTAAGGAATACATCATGGCACGCACTACGTTTCAAGGCCCAGTTCGTTCATTGGGCGGAATTTATCAACAAGGCCCAGCTACTACTATTGAAATCACAGCAAGTACCACATTAAGCCCAGAGGCTCATGGCGGTCGTATCATTGTTGTTGGTGGTTCTTTGGCAGCGGCACTGACATTGACTTTGCCAGCAATTAACACATCAGCAAACTCTGTTACATCTGGCCCCGGCCAAGACCCCAGCACAGCTAACAACGAAGGCGTTGTTTACACAATCTGGGTTCCTACTACCATCTCTACAAGCTCCTTGAAGATTGGTGTAACTTCCACCACTAGTAATCTATTCATTGGTTCTTTGATTTCTGTGGACACAGATACTGCCGGTGCAGTGGTTGGTTTTACTGCTAACGGTACTTCTAACGATTTCATTAACTTGAACGGCACAACCACTGGCGGCGTAGCTGGAACATGTATTCAGATCGTTGCTATTGCAGCTAACAAGTACATGGTTTCCGGCCAATTGCTTGGCTCTGGTGTTGTAGCTACACCCTTCGCAGATTCTTAATCAACCCAAGGGGCTTCGGCCCCTTTTTTAAAGGAGATTGATTATGATGCAATATGACGTAAAGTCGCTTCTTGTAGCGGCTTCGGCAACGGATACCATTGTTGGCGGCACAAATCGTAATAGGTTAAAAGCCCTCACAATTTCATTTGCTGCTACTGGTGGAACGGTTGTTGTCAAAGACGGCGCGGCAGGGACTACGATATTTTCGTTTCCCGCTCCTACAGCAATTGGAACAATACACATCCTAATACCCGGAGAAGGTATTTTGGCTAGAACTAGCTTGGCAGTTACCACCGGTGCTGGGGCTTCTGTGATTGTGTACTATGGCTAAGTCCCCCGCATGGCAGCGCAAGGAAGGCAAATCGGACAAGGGCGGCTTGAACGCCAAAGGCCGTGCTTCCTACAACAAAGCCAATCCGGGCAAGCCGGGACTAAAAGCCCCCCAACCAGAGGGCGGGTCCCGGCGCGACTCTTTCTGCGCTCGGATGAGTGGCATGAAAAAGAAACTAACAAGCGAGAAGACGGCAAACGACCCGAACTCACGTATCAACAAAAGCCTGCGGGCGTGGAACTGCTGACATGAGCGATTCGCACGAAACGACAAAGCATGTTGTTGATGCGCTGTCGATAATGACTGTTGTAGGAACCCTAGTGGAAATGCTGCCGTCTATTGCCGCAATCTTTACAATTGTGTGGACGGTAATCCGCATTTGGGAAACCAAAACAGTCCAAAACCTGTTGGGGCGCAATAGTGCGCCCAAGGGCGAGTAACCATGGCGGGCATTGACTCATTAATCAAAGGCGCTGTTGGCAGTTTTGCTAAAGACAAGGCGTCAGAGTTTATGTCGCCTCAGCAAATGGAGTTGGCTCGATTTGCAATAAGCCCTCAAGCGTATTTGGCGGATAAAGGTATTGCTGCTGTAGCCAATTTACTGGGGTATGGCGATCAATACAAACAATTAAAAGCTGGCGCTGATGACGAAAAAGCTTACGGTAAAGAAGTAATACGCGACACTATTGGTGATGCTTTGCCAAATTCTATTGGTGATTTTGTACGTGCCACGCCTCGAAATACAGAAGATAACAATACCCCTGCAGGTACGTATACAGCGTGGGACCCAGAAACGCAATCTTGGACGCAGCAAGCATCGGCTAACCCAGTAGGTTCGTCAGACCCTTTTGCAGGTGCTCGTTTTGATGCTGGCATCAACCCCAATAGTCAATATAACCCAGCCTCAGACGCATATATGGGCGCTATGCCACCCTCTATACAAAATGAAATTAATTTGTTAGATATCTTGGACCCATACAGAGCCCAAGCCGTTCCGGAAATGACTATTGATGGCAATAAGGAAGGCTATCGGTTTGATCCCAATACAAGAACATCAGGTCCAATAGATTTTGGCGGCACCATGGATTACGGTGATATGTTTGGCGCTAGCAGTGGTGGCAAAGGATACTTACTACAAGCGCAAGACGAGTACAAACGTGGCGGTCAAATTTGCGAGTGTAAACACTAATGCCAAGCACCAGTAAGAAACAACATAATTTCATGGCGGCGGTGGCTAACAACCCATCATTTGCTAAGAAAGCGGGAGTCCCACAGTCCGTGGGCAAGGACTTTAATCAAGCGGACAAGGGCCGCAAATTTGCAAAAGGTGGCGATATGAAACCAGTAGATATGAAAAAGAATCCCGGTGTAGCCAAGTTACCTACAGCCGTACGTAATAAGATGGGCTTTATGAACAAAGGTGGCATGGCTGAAGGCGGCAAGTCAGACATAAAGCAAGACAAGGGCATGATGCAAAAAGCCGTGAACAAACACGAAGGCCGTTTGCATAAAGGTCAGCCAATGACTAAGTTGGCTAAAGGTGGTGGTATCGAGTCCAAGGGTAAAACCAAAGGCAAGATGATTAAGATGAACATGGGCGGCATGCCCTGCTAAAAGGAACTAACATGAAAAAACGTTACGAAGACGGCGGTGAAATAGACGCCATGGAAGAAGCTAACAAACGTGCGGATCGCACGTTGACAAACCCTAACGCCAAAGAATATGGTGAAGCGGGTACTTCTTCTACTTCAAAAGCTACCCCCAAGGCCATGCCCAAAGCCGCACCTAAGCCCGCTGCTAAAGCCGAAGCTACGCCTGCACCCGCACCAAAAGCTGCTGCCCCTAACGCAGCGTCTGTTGATATGACTAAGCTTTCTGCAAATGAACGCACAAAACAACAGGTCGAAAAAAATCTTGCAAGCGCTAGAAGCGGTAGTGGTTCAACTGATGGCCGTTCTGTTAACGAACGTTTACGCGACTCTGGTATTGGTTCGTCAATTAGTAACTACTTTAGTAACTTTAAAACGCCAGCAGAACGCAAAGCTCAAGAACGAAAAGAAAAAGCTGCAAAAGGATCTTACGCTAGTGGCGGCTCAGTAAGTTCGGCTTCCCGTCGTGGTGATGGTATTGCTACCAAGGGTAAAACCCGTGGAAAGTACATCTAATCATGATGGCCTGTCGTGGTATGGGGGCAATGTCCCCAAGCAAAATGCCCAAAGGCGTGAAAAAAGCACGCCGGGATGATACTGACTTCACGCAGTACGCTGAGGGCGGTGAAGTAAAGTCCAAGGTAAACGAGGCGGGTAACTACACCAAGCCTGAGTTACGTAAACGGATTTTTAACAGTGTTAAAGCAGAAGCCACGGCAGGCACGGGCGCAGGGGAATGGTCAGCTAGAAAAGCACAAATGGTTGCACAACGGTATAAAAAAGCTGGTGGGGGATACCGAGATTGAAAGCACCGCAGAAATCGCTTAAAGATTGGGGTGACCAGAAATGGCGCACTAAGTCTGGTAAACCGTCAAGTAAGACGGGGGAGCGGTATTTGCCTGAGAAAGCTATCAAGTCATTGTCTTCCTCTGAGTACGCGGCTACAACCAAGGCTAAGCGCGCAGGCAAGGCGGCGGGCAAACAGTTTGTAGCTCAACCAAAATCCATTGCAAAGAAAACGGCAGGCTTTAGATGACCACTACCGGAACTACACTGTTCAACATGGACTTCACGGAGATCGCCGAGGAAGCGTGGGAGCGTGCGGGCCGAGAAATGCGTTCTGGTTATGACTTGCGTACAGCGCGTAGGTCGATGAACCTGATGACGATTGAATGGCAGTCTAAGGGTATAAATATGTGGACAATGGAGCAGGGAATCATTAACCTGACTCCGGGGCTTAGCACGTACGCCCTACCAACGGACACGATTGACTTGCTAGAACACGTCATTCGTACTGGGTCCAACACTGCGTCTACGCAGGCGGACTTAACCATTACACGCATTAGCGTCTCAACTTATGCAACTATTCCAAACAAGCTTAGCCAAGCTCGCCCAATTCAAGTCTGGATTCAAAGACTCTCTGGCGAAACTAACCCAACTAATTCAGTCTTGGTGGGCACGATTACGGCAACGGACACCACGATAACGCTTAGTACAGTAGTTGGTTTGGCTGGGGCTGGTTTTATCCGTATTGACAGCGAAGATATTTACTACACATACGTCACAGGGAATACCCTAGGTGGTGTATTCCGTGGGCAAAATAACACCACGGCAGTGGGACACACAAGTGGTACGGCTATTTTTGTACCCCAGCTTCCAGCTGTGACCGTGTGGCCCACACCTGATAACTCAACGCCCTACCAGTTCGTATACTGGAGACTCAGACGCGTCCAAGACGCTGGGGCTGGTGTAAGTACCGCCGATATGAATTTCCGCTTCCTGCCTTGTTTAGTAGCGGGCTTGGCGTATAACATTGCGGTCAAGGTTCCTGAATTAATGCCCCGAGTAGAAATGCTCAAGATGATGTACAACGAGGCGTTTGAGATTGCCGCTGGCGAAGACAGAGAGAAAGCTGCTGTCAGACTTGTGCCGCGTCAGATGTTTATTGGTAGTACGTAATGGGTAATAGATTCGCATCAGGCAAAAAAGCGATTGCCATGTGCGACCGCTGCGGCCAGCAATACTTACTCAAAAAGCTTAAGACGGAAGTTATTAAGCAGCGGAAATATCAGTTGCTGGTTTGCTCTGAGTGCTGGGATCCTGACCAACCTCAGTTGATGCTCGGTACGTTTCCTGTTGATGATCCGCAGGCTTTGCGTAATCCGCGCAAGGACACAACGTATGTGACTTCTGGTGTAAACGTTGGCGGATACACTACGGGCGGGTCAAGGGACATTCAGTGGGGCTGGCAACCTGTAGGTGGAGCTAGTTTAAATGATGCGAGATTGACACCAAACTACTTGGTGGCAACAACATTTGTTGGTACAGTAACGGTATCTTAAGGAGTTTAGACATGGCTACATTCAGCAAAAAGATGATGGGTAAAGAAGTTGGCGATGCTAAAGTCTACGCCAAACCCCATACTATGACGGGCAAAGTGGTTACGGCCTCTTCTAGCCCCGGCTCTGGCCCTGACCACAGCGATGCAAATACGGTCAATATGGCTGTAGGTAACGTTTATCGTCGCTCACAACCAGCAGCTAAAACATCCGGCATCAAGATTCGTGGAACAGGCGCAGCTACCAAAGGCGTAATGGCTCGCGGTCCAATGGCTTAAGGTTTATATGGCGACACTAGGTGCGTTAAATTACTCACAATTGGTAACTGCGGTAAGTGATTACGCGCAGAATACCTTCGACACTACTGACATGAATACCATGATTCAGCAGGCGGAGCAGCGCATCTACAACTCGGTGCAGCTTGCCAATTTGCGTAAAACATCACATACAGCTTTAATACCAAATGCGTATACGTTTAGCGCGCCGACTGACTTGCTGTCTGTGTACTCATTTGCTGTTATTAGTGCAAGTGGAAACTACACATATTTGCTCGACAAAGACCCAGCGTTCATGCAAGAGGCGTACCCTAACCCTGCTACAACAGGAACGCCAAAACACTACGCAATTAACGGCCACTTGGGAACACCTGTGACGCAATTGGAATTTATTCTTGGGCCTACGCCTAGTACTGCGTTAGTAACAGACTTAAGTTATTTTTCAATGCCAGAATCTATTGTTACGGCTGTAACAACATGGCTGGGGGAGCATTTTAGTTCTGCGTTGTTGTATGGTACGCTGTGTGAAGCAGGTATATACATGAAAAGCGGAATGGACGACGGCATGTACAAGATGTACCAAGAACGGTACGTTCAAGCTATTGCACTCCTCAAGAACTTGGGCGATGGAAAACAACAAACAGATAGTTATCGTACTGGTCAGAGTAGGGTTGCTGTTTCATGAGTATCCTCCAAACCCAGACAACCAGCTTTAAAAAAGAGCTGTATACAGGCGTTCATAACTTATCTACCAATACGTTAAAGATTGCTTTGTACACGGCTGCGGCTGATTTAAACGAAGCCACTACTGTTTATTCGGCAACCAATGAAGTCACAGGCACTGGATATGTTGCAGGCGGTGTGGCCTTGACTGGCGTGACAATTAGCTCTTCTGGGTATACGGCTTATGTAGACTTTGCAGATGTAGTCTTTGGCGCATCGGTTACGGCTCGGTGTGCGCTGATCTATAACGATACCGTTGTTGGTAAGCCATCTATAGCTGTGTTGGACTTTGGTTCGGACAAGACATCTTCCAATTTTACAATTACAATGCCTGCTAACACTGCTACGGCGGCGTTAATTCGCAGTTCAAACTAAAGGTAGATCATGCCAAGTACCTACTCAAGCCTAAAGATTGAGCTAATCCCAACTGGCGCTCAGTCTGGTGTGTGGGGTGTAACCACGAATGCCAACCTTGGTACTGCAATGGAGCAGGCTATCGTAGGCACGGCTACGTGCGTAACGCTTGATTTTAATGTGTCTAACGTAGCCACATACATCCTTACCGACACAAACGCATCCCAGACTGCCCGTGCATTCTGTTTGAATGTCACCGCCACTCTAACTGGTGCGGGCACGATCAATGTTCCGGCTATCCAGAAGCCGTACCTTGTCTTTAATAACTCTGTTGGCGGCTTTGCTGTCACTGTTAAAGTCAGCGGCCAGACGGGTGTAAGCATTCCCAATGGTAAGAAAGCTTGGCTGTATAACAATGGTACTGACGTAGGCGTTGCGTTTGACTATGCGCCTAGTTTGTCATTGGGAACACCATTAGCACCAGCTTCCGGTGGTACGGGCATTACCAGCTTGGGCGCTGGTGTAGCTACATGGCTACAGACCCCCTCTAGTACAAACTTGCAAGCAGCGGTTACTGATGAGACTGGCTCTGGTACGCTGGTATTTAGCAACTCGCCAACATTAGTCACGCCTAATCTGGGTGTACCGTCCCTTGTTACGCTGACAAACGCAACCGGCCTGCCCCTGACTACGGGTGTGACTGGGACGCTTCCTACAGGTAATGGTGGTACGGGTCTAACTTCTTACACCGCTGGTGACATTACGTACTATGTTTCTG